TTGTTTCTTTCATTTCTTCGTCTGACATATATCTGCATTTAATTATTTTTTTACCTACAAGCCAAAACTCTGAGGTAGTTTGCCAATGTTTAACAGCTTCTTCTTCTGGATTTTTAAGTAATATTGCTTCTTCTTTTGATTTTAAACTTTTAACTTTGCTCATTTATATCTCCTAAACTTACGGGTGCTGGACCATCATAATCAGTCCAGTCACTCCATTTATCTACTTTATCGTAATCTACATCAAGCATTATATTAGTATTTTTTGATATAGCTATTGTCATTCTAAGTTCTACCTGATTGTGTATCATGTCAAATACAACAGGGTATTTAATACTTTTGTCATGGTCTTTTATGTAAGCGAATACTGTGTCTGAATAAACACTTCTAGCTTTATCTGTTTTCTCTGCATGAAGTATTGCTTTCTTAAGATTATCTTTTGTAAAGTATCTTATTACATTTCTTTTAGACGCTGGTTTACCTGTTGGGTTATTTATATTATTTTTATTTCTACTAGTGGCCATATTATCTCCTATACGTGGTTATCAACTGCATTAACAGATTCTATTGTTTGTAAAAGCTCTTCTTCTATTTCTGGTACGCTTAATACTAATTCAATTATTTGTCTAAACGTATAATTAGTTTCCCAAAAAGATATTGTATTTCTAGCATGGTTAACTTCTATAACTCTCTTATTTTTATATATGTTAGTTTGATTCTCTTCTTCTCTAACAACTATTTTTAATTCATTATTTTTCATTTATATCCTCCTTAGGAACTTGATGTTGTCCGAATACTTTAATATATTCATACAATATATCATCATCGGATAGTTTTTTATAATCTTCTTTTACTGGCTCACTAACATTTCTAGTGAGTTTACTTCTCATTTTTTTGTAGTTAGGTCTTTTCATTTACTTGTCCTTCTTTCTTTTCTTTTAATCTGTGATGGTGTTCTACCATTTTTATTAAGTAAATAGTTTTTCTTTCTTCTTTCGGCTTTACGAGCCTTTGCTTTCCTGTTAGGCATTTGTTCTCCAATCTAATGTTAATTATTGGCTTTTTTATCATTCAATAGTAGTGCTTTTGAAACATTTCGTTTGAACGTATCAGATTTATACAAAAGTTCCTGGAATAAACTTAGTGTAACTTCTCAGGACTGCTATTGCTATAGTTACATACCAATAATTTGGTCTATATATAAAGCTTGACTTCTAGAAGCAATGCCTTATAAATATTTATGACCAGTTTTTTTTTCGTTATACTCTTTGGTATAATAAGCTGCTTGCTCATCCATATCACATTCAAACCTTGTGATAACTTCGTTATTAAGTTCTATAATATCACGTAAGTCCTTTGGTTTAAAGTTATTTGCAAGTATTTTGTAGAGCAGTTTATTGTTCTTACCAATAAGTGTTATAGCATCTATATCCATACTACTTATCCATAACTAAATGGTATACACCATGTTTGCTACCTGTTTTCTTATTTAATAACATAGTAGTTTGAATATTGTAGCCTCTCATACGTAACTCTTTAATGATAGCAGAAAGTCTAATTGTCATAAATTCTTTAGACTTAGTTGCTTCTAGTTGTGATAGACTATTACCTGCTTGAAGATGTTTAAGTATCTTCTCAGTTTTGCTATTCTTTTGAAAATAATTGTGCTTACGCACTTTACCATCTTTATTGACTGTAAGTGCCTTACCTTTAAAAGTTTCGGTAGCACTTATATTATGTTTACCTGTCATTGTTTTCTCCTGTTAGTTAATAAATTCTAATAAGAACCTGTCCCACTAGTCTCCGTCAATGGCCGACATTGTGTTTTTGTCGTAGTCAAGGCTTCAAATCCTTTCACCGAATGACAGGCTCTTATTTATTATAAATTCTAGACTGCAGCGAGTCTGAGGGGGATAATACTGCAGCATTCTCTTATCAGAGATTAAAGACTCTTGGTTAAAATAGGTACTATTGCAATGGTATAACCCAAGGCATATCAATTAAGGAACATACTTATTTATATCAATTTATCCTGTTAAAGGGGAGCTTAAGGGTAACGTGTGAATAGCGCGTAGGAGTCCTAGGACCTTCTAGCCTATTTCATCGTGCAGAGCTATTCTCCCAAACGATAACTATTTACAGCTGCGCTAACAACTGGCAATTTTTTATTACATAAAATAGAGAGAGCAATAGCGAACATCATCCTTATCATTGGTTAGGGATTGAGCCGAAGCCTGCCTCCACTGGAATTTAGTTGTTATTACTCTCTCATTTATAAAAGAGAGAAAGCCTACGTTATCGCATTATATGCTAAGTGTCTTCTCGGGACTTACATCTCTCTTATTTGACCACTACAGGATTATTTAATTACATTTGTAGTGTCAGGTTGTGATAAAGTATCTATCACAGTGTCATTTACAGGTTCTTCCACTTCTTCTACCTCTTCAATTGTTTCAGTAGTGTCAGTCGTCTCCTCCAATCCTGTAGAATTAGCTGTCTCCTCAGCTTTATCATCATTGATAACAGTAATACTATCTGTAGTAGTATCTATTGTATCATTAGATGTATCAGGTAGGCTCATATGTTGGTCACTACCTTTACATGAAAACAAGAAGAATAAACACAGTAAAGCTACTACTATGATAACTATTCTTGTCACCAATTTATCTTGGGATATTTTATCAGTCCATTTATCCATTTATTTTACTCCTTTGTTATTAAATAAGTTAATCCAGACAAGAACATTCTTAGTGTATCGCTGATTAAACGCCTTTTCTCACTAGTGTTCCTGCCTGGTACGTTATAACTCTTACAAATTTTACAGGCTGCCAGTACCAAAGTGAGATACTTTAGTGTGCGGAATAGAAGGGATACCAACAGCCTGTTTCTCTTAAGGGGAAATTATATTTCTTTTAATCCTTCTAGTTCTAAATCTTCAACAGATATATACTCGTAGCTTTCTTTATCATTTGGGGGAATATCTTTTATCTCTACCATATTTTTATGTAGATAAGTCTCTAGTCCTTGGTCCCACCACATTACACGAATAATAGTCCATTCATTACCTTTATTATCTATTGCTTTATATCTTCTAAGAGCAGGTTCATGATAACTCTTGAAATTAGTTTGTTTATGACTCATCTATATACCTATATCTTTCCCATCAAATAAATACTCTTCCATTTCTCTTGGATGTTTATCTATAATATGTTTAAAGAAATCATTATCTTTGTTTGATACAAACTTGTAGTCTCCCTTACAAAAGGGACAAGCCTCACCATTACCTATCGCTATCATTTGTTACCTCCACATTCATGTTCAATATGTGATGATGGTAATCTCTTAGCCATCGGCATATTATTCTTGTAAGTCTTTACATTAAATTCTTTATTACATTTATCACAGGCTACTGTGTTTACTTTAAATCTTAGTCCTTTTATCTTAGCCATTTACTTCTCCTGTAGTTATAATATTTATAGAGTTAATACTTTCAAGATGTCTGTAGGTCGGAATAGAACATCATCACTAGATAAACTAGGCAGTAACCAAGCTGTTTTCATATTAACTCTAATTGTTTAATTCTAGGTGTGAAGTTAAACTAGTATACTATTAATCACACCAAAGCACCTAACTCTGCTAGAAGCTTTAGCTTAGTAACCATATAGGTTCTATCGGTTGCACACGCTAACAGAGTCGAGAGGGATACTTTAGTAGTGTTCTGAATACCATTTCATGACATAGTATAACCCGTCAAGGTTCACATTCAAGCAGCTCTCAGTGCTTTAATCTAAATTTATTTTATTAAATCTATTACTATTACAATTAGTCCATTCCATTATCTTTATCCACATTAGACTAACTAACATAATAACTATAAGACCACTAGATAGTAGTCCAATCAACTGTAATAACATATATATCTTGTCCATTTATATAATCTCCTGTTTTGGTAACGTTTATCTCAAATCATACTAAGTATCGCACACACACACATTATGGGCTGTATGGTAGTGTTTAAGAGCAAACAAGGATAACCCAGGAATATAACAGCCTCAACACTGTTATACGCAGTTATCCCTGTTTACTGTCGTTTAATCCTCTAAGAAAAGGGGAACAAGTCCCCTCTTGCTATCCCATTGTGATATGCTCTTCGCGTGTCACTTGTGATTCATCGTTCAACGGTGCAAATTCGTCTAGTTGTGCTTGCGTAAAGGCGTAGTCTTTGCCTGATGCAAGTTTCACTAAGAAACATTTGACACCTTGAATTACAAGAGTTTTCCCTGTAAAAGATGCTGAAGATAGTGAGACACTGCCTTCAATTAAAAATGAAATTAAAAATGATTCGCCGACTTTGAAGTTCATAATACTTCTCCTTGTATTTGTTTTGAATTGAAAAATAACTAAAAAAAGAAATTGAAAAACTTCTTTCGGGGGGTACGGTTCGAGTATTATAGCCTCTACTAAAATGCCCCAATTTTTCCCATTTTACCTCTTTCGATTGATTTTTAGAAATTCATGTTTCTGTAATTGGTTGTATCTATATTATTTTTTTACTAGTTATGAGAAATAAATAATGTTTGCATCTTTACTGATTTATTATATAAATTATCTATATATGAAAAAAATGTATAAGTTAATTATTATATATGATGAAAATGAAGCTGAATGTGAAACACTGATAGAGTTTTTTGATGAGATAGAGCAATCAGATGAACTAATATCTTCAGAAGAACTTGCAAATGAAGATATACGGAATGAACTTATAAAGAGTAACTTGATGGGGGAAGCATGAGGTCTTATACGGTAAACAATAAGAATCACGACGTCTTTGAGGACGTCGATGAAGTGCCAGGTACGATTGACTACTTATATGATTGGAGACATGGAAATCTTGGAGATTGGGTTCTTACTGATGATGGATGTGTAATACAGGTATTAAGAACAGGTACTATGTTTAGAAGTAAGGGTACTTTAAAGAAAGTAGATTATATAGGTACTTGTACTGGTACTTTTCTTAAAGATGGTAAGATGAAGATGGATGCGGATAAAAGGGAGAATATATACTCTTTATCTGGTAAGAAGTCTTCTAAGAAGGTTCTTGAAGATAGAAAGAAATTAACTGGCAGGGAAGAACTGTTTATTCATAACTTGCAAAAGAATATGAATTTAAAGGAAGCTTATATAAATGCTTTTAAAACTGATAATGAGAAGTATGCTGAAACAAGAGCTATGCTTCTTATTAAAACAGAGAGGGTACAAAAGAAGATGAAAGAACATTTAAAGCCTATATTAGAAAAGTTAGAGATAGATGAAGAACTGGTATTAGATGGTATTAAGCATATTGCTACTACTGCTGAAAAAGATTCTGATAGATTAAAAGCTCTAACTGAGTTATCTGAAGTATTAGAGATTAAAGATAAAGGTGTTAAAGTTCAAGAAATCTCAGGTGTAGCCTCAAAAGAATTGTTTAGTGGCTTTACTAATGAAAATGTAGAAAGACCTAAATTAAATGAATAAGACTAAAAAGGTTAAAATAGAAACGCCTATAGGTAGTATTGAAAGTGATTCAGGTAATCATTTTGTAGATATAGCAAGTGTTATGCTTATAATAGTTTGTGTTTTAATGTTTAAAAAAATATACAAAATATAAGGAGAATAAAGTGGCTAGGAAAGAAGAAGGAAAAGAAAAGGCTAAAAAACTAGGTTTTATTGGAAAATTAAAAAGTAAATCTCTTGGTTCAAGCGGGAGAAGAATGGCTCCCTTTTTAGGATTTAGTGGAACTATGAAAGGCAAACGTCTTAAACAGAAAAGAAAATATTTTAATAACACATATAACGAAGGCGAGTAATATATGGCTTTATCTAAAAAAGAAAAACAAAGAATGGGCGATGCTATGCTTGTAGCTGGAACTGTTAGAGCAGGTAAAGAAATGTATGATGTAGTTAAACCTATTGTTAAAAAAGGTGTTACAAAAGTTAAAAAGTTTGTTAAAAAAAGAAAAGCTAAAAAACTAGCAAAAAAAGCTGTTCAAACACGAGAATATCATAATAACAAATATGAGGAAGGAAAATAATATGCCATACGGTAAAGGTACATACGGTAAAAAAAGAGGAAGACCTCCTGTAAAAAATAAAAAAACAGCTAAAAGAAAGAAAAAGAAATAATGCCTAAAAGTCCAGCATGGCAAAGAAAAGCAGGTAAAAGTAAATCAGGTGGCTTAAATAAAAAAGGTATTAAATCTTATAGAAAAGCTAATCCTGGTTCTAAACTAAAGTCAGCTGTAACTACTAAACCTTCTAAATTAAAAAAAGGTAGTAAAGCAGCTAAACGAAGAAAATCTTTCTGTGCAAGAATGGGTGGTATGAAGAAAAAATTAACAGGAGCTAAAAAACGTAAAAGTCCTAATAGTAGAATTAATAAATCACTTAGAAAATGGAACTGTTAATGAAGCTTCATAAATGAAAAAAAAATAAAAAACCTCATCCAGTTGGGATGAAGCATAATAAATCTAAAAATGGTTACCGTATAAGTAACTATAAATATAAAGAAGGAGTTTAGTTTTTGGCTAATGTAAATTTCCATAATGTTTCTAGAGAGGAAAAACTTTTAAGAGAAGCTTTTACAGATATGATTGCTTTTGGTAAGTTGTTCTTGCATCAAGATTATATGAGAAGTGAAACTCCTTGGTTCCATTATCAGATAGCAGATAAGATAGATGATAAATCTATTAAACAATTAGCTGTTATTATGCCTAGGGGACATGGAAAAACAGTGCTTACTAAGTGCGATATATTAAAATCTTTTTGCTTTAATGGTAAAGAGAAAGAATGGGGTTTATCAGATGTTGATGAACCTTTGTTTTATGGATGGGTATCTGCAACTGCTAAGTTAGCAACAGGGAACATGGATTATGTTAAAACTCACATTGAGACAAATGATAGAATTAAATATTATTTTGGAGATTTGAAAGGAAAAAAATGGACAGAAACAGACATAGAGTTTTCAAATGGGTGTAAGCTCATTTCTAAATCAAACATATCAGGCATACGTGGTGGTGCGAAACTACATAAAAGATATGACCTTATCGTTCTTGATGACTTTGAGGACGAAAATAACACAATTACGCCAGAAGCTAGAGCAAAAAACTCCAACCTTATTACTGCTGTGGTATTCCCTGCTCTTGAGCCTCATACTGGTAGGTTACGCATTAATGGTACTCCCGTCCATTTTGATTCTTTTATTAATAATCTTATCGTCAATTATGAAAAGTCTATTAAAGAAGATAGGAACTTTTCTTGGGATGTTGTTCTTCACAAAGCGGTAACTGAAAAAGGGGAAGCTTTATGGGACAGTTGGTTTGGTCTTAAAGAATTAGATAGAAAGAAAAAGTTTTACGCTGACTCAGGACAGCCTCATAAATTCTACCAAGAGTATATGATGGAAGTTCAAAGTGAAGATGACTCTGTATTTAGCAGAGACCATATTAATTATTGGGAAGGCGGATATATGTATGACCAAGACGCAGGTATATGTTATTTATTGAAGGATTCTAACAATCCTATACCAATAAATGTATTTGTAGGTGTTGATTGCGCTACAGATGTTATAAGAAGAGATAGTGATTATACTGTTTTAATGGTTGTAGGCGTAGATGAATTTAATCAAGTTTATGTACTTGAGTATATTAGAAAAAGAGGTTTACCTGTACTTGGTATTCCAGGTGATGATAAACAAGGTGTAGTAGATTATATTTTTGAATTAGAAGAAAGGTATCATCCTACTATGTTTGTTATAGAAGACACTACTATGTCTAGACCTGTTTTCCAATCACTTAAGAGTGAAATGCTTAGAAGAAATAATTTTGGAATAAAGTTTAAAGAAGAAAAGCCAGGTACTCGAATGTCTAAAAGAGATAGAATACAAGGTATATTGGCACAAAGGTTTGCTGTAGGGCAAATGCATATAAAAAAGGAGATGTATGATTTACAGCATGAAATTATTACGTTTGGCCCAAGAATGGGTCACGATGATGCCATTGATGCACTGGCTTATGCTTGTAAATTTGCTCAACCTCCTATAGGAATTAAAGGCGAAAGTGGAAATCATTATAAATATAAACCAAAAGCAAAAAGTTGGGTGGTAGCATAGTATGGATTGGTTAGATGATATGATTCCATTTTTAATTGAGCAAGAAAGTTTACATAATAAATCTGGAGTAGATGTAGAGGGAGATGGAAAACTTACTTATGGGTATGGGCATTTAGATAGCAATGGTTCATTAGCAGGTATAATATCTGGTATGAGTGCTTCTGAATATAAAACTTGGTCTGAGAATACTTTAGAATCAGATTTAAATGAAGCTTATAAAGTAGGAAGACAATCATTTAGTAATAATTTTAGTGGAGCAAAAAAGAATAAACATGGTTATACAACTGACTACAGTGTATATGATGCTTTGCCTGATGATGCTAAAGCAATTATTACAGATTTTCAATTTAATTTAGGTAATATAAAAAGTTACCCTAAGTTAATGAATGCATTAAAAGACGGAGATTGGGAAACGGTATCTAAAGAATATGAAAGAAGCCTTAAAGGAAAGAAGTTAGGAAAAAGAAATGATGATTTATTTGAAGATTATATTAAACCAAATCTTACTGATAACAAAGTTTTTAGTGCAGTGAAAAATTCTACAGATACTCCTGCTTTAGATTTAATAAAAACTTTAAATGAAGAACCTCGTGATAACACGAGAGTTGAACCTATTAAATAGTAGCAATTAAAGGGAAGCAGAATGGAAAATAATGGA